AGCGATCGAGCTTTTTTTTCTCCAACGCAATCACAAATTTCTTTATATGTATAACCGTATGGGTCCGAATTTATCATTTCTTCAGTGATAATTATTGTGTTTTTATTTTTCATATCATCAATACCTTTCGAGAAATATAATTACAAAATACGATAAACTACCATTATTATAATAACATTTCTAAAACAAAAAATCAATAATCTACATGAGCAGTATTGTTCCCAATTTTAAGAATCCGTATAAATGCCGTGAGGAAGATATGAAGCCGTTGGAAGACAGTATCCGTGAGAACGGTATTATTCAGCCGCTTATGGTACGAAAGGACGATAAGGCGGATGTGTACGAAATCATATCGGGTCACAGAAGATACCTTGCAGCAACAAGGCTTAAGCTGACAGAGGTGCCGGTGGTAGTTTTAGATATCACAAAGGAAGAAGCAGACATTATCCTTGTTGACAGTAATCTGTACCGTGAGCATATTCTGCCCTCGGAAAAAGCCTTTGCATACAAGATGAAAATGGATGCTATTAAAAGGCAAGGTAACCTTTTATCAGCAAATACGAACAGCACAGAGGAAGAAATGGATATCCTTTTTGATTGTTCGCAAGAGGAGAGCCGGATACTTTTAGAGAGTATGAAAGCCATAAAACAGGTTCTCCGAGGCTACAACATAACAAAGTAAAAAAGATACGGCCACCAAGGCGCATCTGCACTCCTTATGGGGGTGCTCTTTGCGTTACACCCTGGTGGCGCATATTTGAAAACGCCCTGCAACCATAAATGCGTGGTTGTAAGGCGTTTTTGTTTATGCTTGAACCGCTATTTCTGTTCCGTTCTTGAATAGGAATGTTATGCTGTTGTCTTTGTGAACGGTAGCCGTTTCCAGTAAGGTTAACCACAACTCTTCGTCCCAGGCTTCCAAGACGAGGGGCTGTTTTTCTATGGAGCCAATAAAGATGCGGAGTTCTCGGTCCCTTTGCATCCGGCTCTCACGCTCTGTGGTTACCACCTTTAGCCGATCCGTGGCTTTCTCGTACCGCTTCACCAAGCGGTTATATTTCTTTGCGTATTCTTCTTGGGATTGCTCTTTGGATGCATTCTCCTTAATACACTGGTTGACCAGTTCGGCAACAACCTGGATTTCATCGTTTAAGGCATCAATTTCGGCATCCAAAGCGGTGCAATCGGAAACAATCTCACGCATTGCCTCGCAGGCTTTGAGAACTTGCTCACAGGAGCCCATAAGCTGATTGAATGCTTTGAGGAACATCTGCTGAATGGTTTCTGCTGCAAGGGTCGGTGTTTCGCATTTGGCTTCACCGCTAAACTTGCTGTTGCATCTCCAAATCACTCTGCGATAGGCATCCGTTGAGTGCCACACCTTTTGACCGTAGAAGCCGCCGCAATCACCGCAGATAAGTTTGCTGGCGAAGATGCTTGAACCGCTGTAGGCTCGTCCCAGGGTCTGTCGACGGGCAATTTCTGCCTGTACCATATCGAAGTCAATGGCAGTTATAATGGCCGGATGGCTTCCCTCAACATAGTACTGTGGAATTTCCCCCTCGTTGACCTTTTGCTTCTTTGTAAGGAAGTCCACCGTGAACTTTTTCTGTAATAAGGCATCTCCTTTGTACTTTTCGTTCTGAAGGATACTCATTACCGTGGTTGGACGCCATTTTGCCTTGCCGCCAGGTGTCGGTATCCCAAGTTCCATAAGGTGCTTACAAATTCCCGTAGAGGTCTTACCTTGTAAGAAAAGTCGGTAGATTAAGCGGACAATCTCGGCTTCCTCTTCGTTGATAACCGGGAGACCGTTCTCGCCCTTGTCATAGCCGAGAAACTGCTTATAAGGCATACTGACCTTACCATCAGCAAAACGCTTACGCTGACCCCAGGTGACGTTCTCGGAGATGCTTCGGCTTTCTTCCTGGGCAAGGCTGGACATAATGGTTATCAGCAATTCGCCCTTGCTGTCGAAAGTGTAAATGTTCTCCTTTTCAAAGAAAACCTCAACGTGGTGTTCTTTGAGGGTGCGGACAGTTACGAGGCTGTCCACGGTATTTCTCGCAAATCTACTTACGCTCTTGGTCACGATCAAATCAATCTTGCCCGCCAAGGCATCAGCCACCATTTCGTTGAAGCCCTCACGCCGTTTAGTGTTCGTGCCTGAAATACCCTCATCGGTATAAACCTTTACAAACTCCCAATCGTCTCGCTTTTTGATGTACTGCGTGTAGTAATCAATCTGGGCTTCGTAACTTGTGAACTGCTCATCACTGTCGGTAGAAACACGAGCATAGGCTGCGACTCTTCGCTTTGCAATGGAAGCGGTCGGCAACGCTGTGAATTTGTCCTTTGTGGCAGGAATTACTGTAATTGCTCTTGCCATTGTTCTTGTCTCCTTTCATAGGCTCTTTGCCGTGCTGCCTCGCGCCTTTCAGGTGTCCAGGACTCTGCCCTGGAGCGGTCTACCCAGGTCTTTGTTATGACCGAACCATCCATAAGGTGGAAGTGCAGTATGTTGTCATCATCGGCTATGATTTTCTTAATGTTTGCCGGATCGGTTGTGATTTCACCGAGCAAGGTATCGAGGGTTGTTTCCGGGATTTGCTTGGAAGCACAGTACCGTTTACCTTTCGTGTTGAAAGTGGCGCAGACCCAAACCACCTGGGTTTTCGTAGTCTTTCTGCGGTAGTTCTTACCGCATTTCGCACACTGTATCAAACCCGTGTAAGTGAATACAGGCTTGGCAGGTGGAGTGATTTTTCGGCTATTGGCTCTGCGTTCAATCTCCGCTTGTACCGCATCAAACATAACCGGGTCGATAATGGCATCGTGGGCATCCTCGGCGAGGTAGCGAGGTTTCTGCCCGGTGTTCTTGATGGTTTTCTTGGTGATGTGGTTCTCACGGAAGGTTTTCTGAAGCAGAAGGTTTCCCGTATAAGTGTAGTTGCGGAGAATTCTTGCAACGGTTTGTGGCTGCCATATCCCACCGTTCCTTGTGGGGATGCCATCCTCGGTAAGCTGAATGGCTATGAGGTTGGGTCCCGCTCCGGCAAGGTAATCTCTGTAAATGCGCCGTACCACTTCGGCTTCATCCTCGATGATGTAATACTGACCGTCCTTAATGCGGTAACCGAGCATCCTTCCGCACCAGGGCATACCGCTTTCAAAGTTCTTTTTGATGCGCCACTTTTGGTTCTCGCTGGCGGATCTGCTTTCTTCCTGGGCATAGGATGCCAGGATGGTCAGCATCAGTTCACCGTCAGAACTAATGGTGTGGATGTTTTGTTCCTCAAAATAAACGTCCACCTCCAAAGCTTTGAGCATACGAACGGTCTCAAGGAGCGTTAGCGTATTTCTCGCAAAGCGGGAGATGGACTTACAAATTATCATATCGATTTTTCCGTTACGGCAATCGTCAAGCATACGCTGAAAGTCTGCACGACCTTCCTTTGTGCCGGTTATGGCTTCATCGGAATACACACCGACAAACTCCCAACCGTCCTCTTTTTGAATGAGGTTATTGTAGTAGCTGACCTGGGCGGATAACGAGTGAAGCATTGCATCCTTGCCGGATGATACACGGCAGTATGCAGCAACTCTCTTTTTCCGCATAAGCCTTGGCGGATAAGCGACTCTTGTTACTGTTTTTGGCATTATAACACCTCCTTCACAGGTGCTATATTACCTCTATTATCAGTATATATCCAGTCATTCTCCCGAAATAAACTGTCAGAATTGATACCAAAAATGTCGCACATTTTTGTCTCTATTACACTGTATTCTTCGGCAGTTATCAGCCCTTTGGAGAGCATAATTTTAGCTTGTGCCATCGATGCCTTATAGCCCATAAGAGCCTGGAAGTAGTTACTTTCCATCACGCTCACTCCTTTCCCGGTAGCAAGCCTGGGAGCAGAATTTGCGGTTAGCCCCAATGTAATCCATAAAGACCTTACCGCATGTAGGACAAGTGTGCGGAGACATTTTCTTGCTTTCTCGTTCATTGCGGTGCTTATTCCAGTATTCCTGCCGACAACGATCGCAGCAGAATAGGCGCGGTTTTGTTTTCGTTGCACCTTTTATGGGGGCACCACAGTTTTTGCAGACAGAGCCGACAGGCTTCTTATCTGCGGTGATGTTGTTTCTATGGCAGAATGATTTGACCGTACCAACAGAAAGTCCGACAGCATCAGCAATATCGGCATACGGCACATTGTGTTTTCGCATCGATATAATCTTCTCTTTTTGAGTGGCGTTCATAGTGATTCCTCCGTTCCGAGGGGCTACCTCACTCACCACTGGTCACGAGGGTGTCGTTTGGGAAAAAATGATGCTAATTTTCTGCAAAAAAAATAAAGCCCACCGAACCGATGAAGGCTCGATGGGCTTGGTGTTAGTTGGGGATCTTCAGTTTCCAACCGCTGTAAATCACATTGGAAGTGAGATTGTTCAGTTCTTTGAT